CACCCATTCCGAGGAGCAAGTGGCGCAAATTGCGGGGTCGATCGCCGAGTTCGGCTTCGTGAACCCGGTGCTGGTTGGCGACGACGGGGTGATCGTGGCGGGCCACGGCCGCGTGCTGGCTGCGCGTAAACTCGGCCTTGCCGATGCGCCGGTGATCGTGCTGTCGCACCTCACGCCGACGCAGCGCCGCGCGCTGATGATCGCGGATAATCGTATCGCGGAAAACGCCGGTTGGGATGACGAGATGCTCGGCGCTGAACTCGCCGCGTTGCGTGACGAAGACGTTGACCTGGCATTGCTCGGTTTCGACGAGACCGATATCGATCGGCTACTCGCCGGCACACTGGACGAGGCCGACGATCTAGACGAGGTGCCGGAGCCTCCGGTCGATCCAGTCAGCCGTCCGGGCGATATCTGGATCTGCGGTGAGCACCGCGTGCTGTGCGGCGACGCCACGGTCCTGGCTGATGTCGAGAAGGTGCTGGGCGGCGAGCTCGCTGACATGTGCTTAACTGATCCGCCCTACAACGTGAACTACGCCAACTCGGCCAAGGACAAACAGCGCGGCAAGAACCGCACGATCCTGAACGATGCGCTGGGCGAGAGCTTCGGAGCATTCCTCTACGACGCGAGCGTCAACATCCTCACAGTGACCAAGGGGTCGATCTACATCTGCATGTCGTCGTCAGAACTGGACACGCTGCAGAAGGCGTTCCGGGAGGCCGGCGGCAAGTGGTCGACCTTCGTGATCTGGGCCAAGAACACCTTCACGCTCGGTCGCGCCGACTACCAGCGTCAATACGAGCCGATCCTCTACGGCTGGAAGGAAGGAACCGACCATTTCTGGTGCGGGGCGCGCGATCAAGGCGATGTCTGGTTCTTCGACAAGCCGGTGAAGAACGACCTGCATCCCACCATGAAGCCGGTGGCGCTGGTTGAACGGGCGATCCGGAATTCATCGAAGAGCCGCGACATCGTGCTCGACCCGTTCGGCGGATCGGGTACGACGCTGATTGCGGCAGAGCATGCGGGGCGCCGGGCGCGGCTGATCGAGCTCGATCCGAAGTACGTCGATGTCATCGTGCAACGCTGGCAGGACTTGACCGGCGGAAGCGCAAAACACGCTGCCACCGGCCAATCGTTTTCGGAATCGCGGGTATGATTGCCGTTAGCTGTTGATGCGATAGATACGCCCGCGTCCTTCAACTTTCTCCGAGGTAACATCGAGGCCGAGTTTCTTCTTGAGTGCACCGGCAATGGCGCCGCGCACGGTGTGCGCTTGCCATCCGAAGGCGGCAACGATCTCCTCGATGCTCGCGCCTTTGGTTCGCTTCAGCATGGCGATGAGTTGTGCCTGCTTGCTGTTATCGCGGGTGCGGCGAGGCTTTGGCTCTGCTGCTTTCGGTGCTTCGCGGGTTTCAGTCGGTGCGACCTCGACGTCGTTCGACGGAGCAGGGGTCTCGTCAGATTCCGCTTCTGCAGTCACCTCCCGCGGGTCGATGCCGATGGCAGCGAATGCGGCGCGGGTTGCATTCAGCGTCATTCGTCCGTGCTTGCTGTCGTGGCGCCAAACCGTGTCATCGCGCTTGGCGCGGACTTCCTTGATCAGTCCCTTCTTCAGCAGGCTCTTGAGGACGTTGCCGGCGGCATTGCCCTTGAGCTTTGCGGTGACAGGGAACACGCAGCGATCAGGTCGCTGGCAAGCAGCGGTAAGAACGACGAGTTGGGAATCGGACAAGCGTGACATGATCTTGCTCCATCAGCAGTGGGGCCACGACAATCGCGGCCCTGCTACTGCCCCAAGCCCCGCCGGCCTTAAACCGTGCGGGGCGAGGCTGGAGCGAGCTGGTTATGCGGCGTGCTCGCCCTCCTTGAAGGCCGCGTCGGTGATGCGCTTGAGCAGCTCGGCGTAGTGGGTGAGCGTGCCGACGTGGCCCCAATTGATGTCGTCGGGGCTCACGCCGAAGTGCTCGTCACTCAGCGCCTTGAGCCGCTCGAGCATCACGTCGATCTCGGCCTTGCGGGCGATGAAGCCGTCGAGGGCTGTTTGTTTGTCGCTGCGGCGCATGGCGGTCTCCTTCGTTGGTGACGCCATGAATGCTTCGATCTGATCGATAGCCAAGTCGATTACGAGCAATTTGATTGCTTTGTTCGCGCGAGAATGATCGTGGGATTATCAATTCGGGCCTATGCGCGGCAGCGTGGCGTAAGCCACGTCGCGGTTCTGCGCGCCGTCAAGCAAGGCCGCGTAGTTTTGGAACCAGACGGCACCGTTGATGCGGTCAAGGCCGATGCATCCTGGGAGCGATCGAGCGATCCGGCTCGCCGCAGGCCCACCGCGGAAAAACTCCGCCCGGTCGCAGAAGCGGCCGTCGGCTCGGTGCGCGAGACGCTGAAGGAACAAGGCCTCCCGGCAGGCGGCAATGTCACCTTCGTTCAGGCACGCACCGCGCATGAAATTGCCAAGGCACATCTGACACGCCTGCGTCTGCAGCGCATGAAGGGCGAGCTCGTCGACCGTGCACGCGCGACCGCACTGGTGTTCCGGCTTGCGCGTGAGGAGCGCGATGCCTGGATCAATTGGCCGGCGCGGGTCGCGGCCCTGATGGCGGCCGAGCTCGGTGTGGAGGCGCATCCAATGCAAAAGATTCTGGAAACGCATGTCCGCGCCCATCTCACCGAACTCGCCGAGGTCCGGCCAGAGTTCCGATGACCTGATCGACTTCGACGGCGGTGAGGAGCTCTGGCAATCATGGCGCGATGGACTCACACCCGACCCGCTGCTCACGGTCTCCCAATGGGCGGACGTTCACCGCTACCTGAGCCCGCGCGCGTCGGCCGAGCCGGGGCGCTACCGCACCGATCGCACGCCCTACATGCGCGCGATCATGGATGCGCTGTCGCCCTCGCATCCGGCGCGCCGCGTTGTGGTGATGAAGTCGGCGCAGGTCGGCTTTACTGAGGGGGGCAATTGCTGGATTGGCTACGTCATCCATCACGCACCGGGGCCGATGCTGGCGGTGCAGCCGACGGTGGAACTGGCCAAACGCTTTTCGCGGCAACGCATTGAGCCGCTGATCGCCGAGAGCCCGGCATTGCGAGAGCGGGTCAAGCCGTCCCGCGCGCGTGACGCCGGCAATACGGTGCTCTCGAAGGAGTTTCCGGCGGGACTGCTCATCATCACCGGCGCCAATAGCGCGGTGGGATTGCGCTCGATGCCGGCGCGCTACCTGTTTCTAGACGAGGTCGATGCCTATCCGCCTTCGGCCGACGAGGAGGGTGATCCGGTTGCGCTCGCCGAAGCGCGGACGCGAACCTTCTCGTGGCGTTCGAAGATTCTGCTCGGATCGACCCCGACAATCCAAGGTATCTCGCGGATTGAGCGGGAATTCGAGGCCTCGGACCAGCGCCGCTATTTCGTGCCGTGCCCGCATTGCGAGCACATGCAGTGGCTCCTGTTCGAACGGTTGCGCTGGGACAAGGGGAAGCCCGAGGCCACACATTATATATGTGAGGCCTGCGATGGCCGGATCGAGGAGCACCACAAGACCGCCATGCTCCAGGCCGGCGAGTGGCGGGGCACGGCGCAAGGCGCCGATCCCGGCACCATCGGGTTCCATCTTTCTGCTTTGTATTCGCCGATCGGCTGGTTTTCCTGGGCGGACATCGCCCGGATGTGGGAAGCGGCACAGGCCACCGACGAGGCGAAGCGCAGCTTCAAGAACGGCGTGCTGGGCCTGACCTGGGTTGAGACCGGCGAGGCACCGGACTGGCAGCGGCTCTACGAGCGCCGCGAGCCGTGGCAGATCGGCACCGTGCCGTCGGGTGGGTTGTTCCTGACCGCCGGCGCCGACGTTCAGAAGGACCGCATCGAGGTCGATGTCTGGGCCTGGGGTCGCGGCCTTGAAAGCTGGCTGGTCGATCACATCGTGATCGAAGGTGGACCAGAGCACGCCGAGACCTGGAATGAGCTCGGAACTCTCCTCGGTCGCACCTGGTTGCATGCTCACGGCATCCAGCTCGGCCTTGCCAAGCTCGCCATCGACACCGGCTATGAGTCGCCCGCCGTGTATGCCTGGGCGCGCCGCGCAGGTCACGCGCAGGTCGCTCCGATCAAGGGCGTTGAGGGCTTCAACCGTTCGGCACCGGTCGCGGGCCCGACGCATGTGGACCTTACTGAAGGTGGCAAGAAGCTTCGCCGCGGCGCGCGGCTGTGGACGATCGCGGTCGCGACCTTCAAAAGCGAGACCTATCGCTACCTGCGCCTGTCGGCACCGACCGACGAGGAAATCGCAGCGGGTGCAAAGTTCCCGGCTGGCTACGTGCACTTGCCGCGCGGCAGCGATGCCGAATGGATCAAGCAGCTCGTCGCCGAGCAGTTGGTGACGATCAAGACTAAGCGCGGGTTTCAACGGCTCGAATGGCAGAAGCTGCGCGAACGCAATGAGGCGCTCGACTGCCGTGTCTATGCGCGTGCAGCGGCCTGGATTGCCGGTGCCGATCGGTGGACCGAGGCCATGTGGCGTAACCTCGAACAGCAGGTCGGCGCCTTGGGAGAAACTGAAGACGAACGACCAGCCGATCCACAAGTGCCAACCGATACTGTTGCCGGTCGCATCCGGCGGCAGCCGCAGCGCCATGGCCGGCGGGTATTTCGGTCGAGCTATCTGAGCTGAACGAGCTATCCAGACATGACCCTCGTTGAGATGACCGCGCAGCGCGACGCGCTGCTCGCCGCGCGTTTTCGCGGCGTGCGGACCGTCGAGATCGACGGCCGGCGCGTCACCTACGCGACTGATACCGAGATGGCGGCCGCCATCACGGATCTTGAACGCCGAATGGCCGCAGCCAGTGACGGCGGTCGCCGTCGGCGAATCCTGACATCCGCTTCGAAGGGACTTTGAACTGGTGCTGGTTTCGCTGAAGGGGTTCCGACGCCGGGTCGGGGCGTTTATCGGCGGCTTCGAGGCGGGGCTTGCAAACCGCAGGCTCAAGGGTTTCCAACCGAGCCGCGCGCATCTCAACACGCTGATCGCAGCGGCCGGCCCTGACATCACGGCCCGCGCCCGCTGGCTCGTACGCAACAACGGCTATGCCACCAACGCGATCGAGAGCTGGGCGGGCAATGTGGTGGGCGCCGGCATCAAGCCGTCGTCCCTGATCAAGGATGCGACGCTCAAGGCGCAGGTCCAGAAGCTCTGGCTCGACTGGACCGACGAAGCCGACGCTGAAGGTTTCACGGACTTTTATGGCCTACAGCGCCGCGCCGCCCGCGAGGTGTTCATCGCGGGCGAGGTGTTCTTTCGGTTCCGCCCACGCCGCCCGCAGGACGGGCTCACGGTGCCGCTGCAGCTGCAAATGCTCCCCTCGGAGATGCTGCCGCTCAATCGCAACGAGGTCATGCCCGGCGGCAACATAATCCGCCAAGGCATCGAGTTCGATGCGATCGGACGGCGCGTGGCCTACCACTTCCTGCGCCGGCATCCCGGCGACATGACGGACCCCGGCCTTGCTGGCGACATCGTGCGGGTGCCGGCTTCCGAGATCGTGCACGTCATCGATCCGGTCGATGCCGGACAGTTGCGTGGCGTCTCCCGCTTCGCCGCGGGCATCGTTAAGCTGTTCCTGCTCGATCAGTACGACGACGCCGAACTCGACCGCAAGAAGGTCGCGGCGATGCACGCGCTCTTTATCACGACACCGGCGCCGGCGGAGCCGCTCGATGCCGCGGAAGGACGCGACGAGAACGACGAGCGCACCATCGATCTGCAGCCTGGCCAGATCACCATGCTGGAGCCCGGCGAGGAGGTGCAGACCTCGGCGCCGGCGGACTCTGGCCAAACCTACGAGCCGTTCCAGTACCGGACGCTGCTGCAGGTCTCGGCGGCGCTCGGCGTGCCGTATGCGTATCTGTCGAACGACATGCTCAAGGCGAACTATTCCAACTCGCGTCTGGCGCTGCTGGAATTCCGCCGCCGTATCGAGGCCTATCAGCACGCCGTGATCGTCTGGCAGCTCTGCCGCCAGGTCTGGGAACGCTGGATGGACACTGCCGTGATGGCAGGCGCGCTCGACCTGCCTGAGTACGACCAGCGCCGCCGCGAGTATCTCGCGTGCGGATGGCTGCCGCCGAAGTGGGACTGGGTCGATCCGCTCAAGGACGCCCGCGCCGAGATCGAACAGATCGACGCTGGCCTCAAGAGCCGCACGCAAGCGCTGGCCGAGCGCGGCTACGACGCCGAGCAGGTCGACGCTGAGATTGCGGCCGACAAGGCGCGCGAGAAATCGCTCGGTCTGACCTTTGGATCGGCAGCGCCCCTGAATGCGGCGCAAGCGGCAAGTGACCCTAGCGCAGCGGCCGACGCCACTGCTGCCTGAATCGTCTCAATAGTGGTTGCCCCAAATGATTGACCTGCCCCATGTCGCGTCCCGCGTATTCGGGACGCCGCTGATGATCGCGCGCGGGAAGCTCGAAGTGATCCTTGGCGTGCTCGCGCCGCGGCTTGCCGGAACCCCATTGGAGCCGGCCGATACGGCAACCGATCCAGCGCCGCAGACCTCGATTACCGTGGAGAGGATCGCGGTGGTGTCGGTGATCGGCACGCTGGTCAGTCGTTCGGGTTATCTCGATGCCACAAGCGGCCTCCTGGCCTACGGCGAAATCGGCGACGCCATTGCAAACGCCATGGACGATCCATCGGTGCGCGGCGTCATCCTCGACGTTGACTCGCCCGGCGGCGAGGTCGGCGGGCTGTTCGACCTGGCGGAGCGCATCGGCGCGATTAAATCTGCGAGCGGAAAACCGCTCTGGGCGGTCGGCAACGAAGGCGCACTGTCGGCGGCCTATGCCATCGCGAGTACGGCGGATCGGTTGTACGTCACGCGAACCGGCGAGGTTGGATCGGTCGGTGTGGTCGCGGTGCATGTCGACGAGAGCGCAGCCGACGCCAAAGCAGGCCTTGCCTGGACATTCGTATTCGCGGGCGAAAGCAAGGTTGATGGCAACGCCCATGAGCCGCTCTCCGCGCGCGCCCGTGCCACGATCCAGGCCGACGTCGACCATCTCTACGCGCAACTGTGCGGGCTTGTAGCCAGCAACCGCAGGCTTACGAACGAGGCCGTGCGTGGCACGAACGCCGCCGTCTATCGCGGCGAGCTTGCGATCCGCGCAGGCCTCGCCGATCGCGTTGGCACGCTCGATGCAGCGATTGTCGACATGGCTGCCGAGTTCGACCAGGCGGCAATGCCCGCCCGCAACATCATCACTCCCACCAATCATAAGAGGAGCCCGTCCATGGCGAAGAACGAGAGCGAACGGAATGAGCACGATGCAGGCGAGCCGGAACGGGCGCTTGCAGCGGAGGCGGCGCCGCCCGCGCCACAGTCCGAACCGGCTCCTCCACCTCTGCAAGCTCCGGCAGCTCAGCCCGCGCCCGGACCGGTGGCCGAGCCCGATCCGGCCGAACGGCTGCGCGAGGAGTATGCCGAGATCGCTAGCCTCGCTGGTCAGGCCATCAGGCTTGGCGTCAACGTCGATGCCGCCGACGCCATGCGACGGGGTGTGTCTGCGGCCGAGCTTCGCCGTTCCATCCTCGACACGCTGGCCGCACGCGCCGAGGCCTCCAGCGTCATCGCCGCGGCACCATCTACGCCTGTCGCAGGCGACAGCCCGATCGTGCGCCGTGCCAGACAACGCGCCGTCGCGGCGCAGGCCTGATCATCATCATAAGGAGCCAGAGTAATGCCAGCCCTCACCATGTCGCCGACGCTCGGCGATCTGCTCAAATATGAACTCAATGCCAATTATTGCCGCGAGACCGTGACGCTGAAGTCCGGCACCAACTATGCGCTGGGATCGGTGCTGGGCAAGATCACCGCGTCTGGCAAGTATCGCCTCTCGCCGAATGCCGAAGTCACCGGCGATGAGGGCGCGGAAACCGCCGTGGCGGTACTGATCGAGGCAGTCGACGCGACCGCCGCCGACAAGACCGGCCTTGTCGTATTCCGCGGCCCTACCATCGTGTCCAAGGCCGCGCTGGTGTTCGACGGCTCCGTCGATGACGCGACCAAGAAGGGGGCCAAGCACGGTCAGCTCGCCGCGGCAGGGCTCGTTCCCCGCGACACCGCCTGATCAGTCCCGCTCTCGATCTTCACACCCTGACCCTTCATCCGGGCCTCGACGGCAAACCGTCGGGGCCCAACGAGTCTCATGACTTTCAAGGACCCCATTCCATGGCACCCATGATTAATCCGTTCGACGCCGGCGGCTACACGCTCGCGGAGATGACCACGGCCATCAACATCCTGCCGAATATCTATACCCGGCTCGGCACGATGGGCCTGTTCCGGTTCGAGGGCATCACGCAGCGCAGCGTCATCATCGAGCAGGCCGAGGGCGTGCTGAACCTGCTGCCGACCGTGCCGCTCGGCGGGCCGGCCACCGTCGCCAATCGCGACAACCGCTCGACCCGTTCCTTCACGGTGCCTTGGATCCCGCACGACGACGTCATCACGCCACAGGATATCCAGGGCGTGCGCGGCTTCGGCGTCGCCGACGCGGCCGATCCGCTCGCCACCGTGATGGAGCGTAAGATCACGCGAATGCGGGCGAAACATGCGCAAACCCGGGAGTACATGGAAATCAACGCGCTGCGCGGCGTCGTCAAGGATGGCGCCGGCGCCGAGATCTACGATTATTTCGACGAGTTCGGCCTCGCCCAGCAATCCGTGGATTTTGTGCTCGGCACCGCCGGCACCAACGTCCAGGGCAAATGTCGCGAGGTGCTGCGCGACATCGAGACCGAACTCAAGGGCGAGACCATGAACGGCGTGCTGGCGCTGGTCAGTCCCGGCTTCTTCGACAAGCTGATCAGCCACGCCAAGGTCGAGGAGGCCTACAAGTATTTCTCGTCCACCGGTGCGCAGCCGCTGCGCGAGGATACGCGACGGCGCTTCCCGTTCGCCGGGATCGTGTTTGAGGAATACAACGCCACCGTCACGCTCTCCACCGGCACGACGGAAACCCTGGTGCCGGCAAACGAAGGCATCGCGTTCCCGCTCGGCACCATGGATACTTTCGTCACTTACGGCGCGCCGGCGAACCTGATCGAGACGGTCAACACCATGGGCCTGCCGATCTATGCGCGCCAGATCGCGCGACTGGACGGCAGCGCCATCGACGTGAAGACCGAAGCCTCCCCCCTGCCGGTCAACAAGCGTCCTCGGCTGGCGGTCAAAATCCATACCAGCAACTGAGCCGCTTTGATGGATGCATTCACGGCGGCGGTCGACGCGCTGTTCGCCGATCCCAACATCGCTCGCGACGCTCTTTGGCGCCCTGGCGGAATCGGTGCCGGCACCGTCGTGCGCATCATCAGCAAAAGGCCGGACCAAGTCGCCAATTTCGGCGACAGCCGCGTCATGTTGCCGACGATGCTGATCGACGTCCGCCGATCACAGATCGCAGCGCCGGCCTCGGGCGATACGGTCGAAATAGACGCGGAGACCTTCGAGGTCATCGCTACGCCGGTGATCGATAGCTTGCGGCTGGTGTGGACATGCGAGGCGGCGCCGCCGGTCTGATCGCGATGCGCTTCACCTTGAAGACCGATGATCTCGCCGCTCGTCTTGGCGAGGTCGAGACCGAAGCGGCACGTTCTGTGACCGCCGCCATGCGCGAAGCGACGGACGGCCTCAAGTCCGAGCTGCGCGCGGATATCGCGGATGCTGGGCTCGGACAGCGCCTGGCGAACACCTGGCGCGGCAAGACCTATCCGGAAGCGGCGATCAGCCTCGAAGCTGCATCCTTCGTCTGGTCGAGAGCGCCCAATATCGTCGATGCGTTCGACCGCGGCGTCACCATCAAATCGAGCCGGGGCTTCTGGCTCGCGATCCCGACGGCCGCCGCCGGCGTGAAGGGCATCAGCCCAACCGGCGCCATGAAGCGCATCACTCCGGGTGGCTGGGAGCGGCGAACCGGCATGCGACTGCGTTTCGTGTACCGGCGCGGGCGGCCGTCGCTGCTCGTCGCCGACAACGCGCGGCTGAGCAAGAAGGGACTCGCACGGCCGAATCTCGGACGCACGCGCGGCGGGGCCTCCTTCACGCGCCTGAAGGGCCGCTCGACGGTCGTGGTGTTCATCCTGGTGCCGCAGGTCACCCTGCGGAAGCGCCTGGATATCGCAACCGTCGCTCAGCAATGGGCGTCCCGCGTCCCAAGCCTTCTCGCCAGCCACTGGAAATGACAACGGCATCATGACGAGCCGGCGGGAACAGGTTCTCGGCGCCGTGCACGCGCTGATCGCCTCAGCGCTTCCCAGCGCCGAGGTGAAACGCAACCTGGCGAAGCCTGAGCGTGTCCCACCAGGCGGCCTCGTCATCGTCCGCGATGGCGATCCCGGCGAGCCCGAGGTGACGCTGTCGCCGCTCACTTATATCTATGCCCACCGCATTCCGATCGAGATCGCGGCCTACGAGACGGCGAACGAAGCCCGCGAGCACGTGCTCGACGACATGCTGGCTGCGATCGGCGGTGCCGTTGGATCCAACCGCACGCTTGGCGGCCTCTGCGATTTTATCGAGGCGGAAGCGCCGGCGACGGAAGATATCGAGGCAGCGGGTGCCCGCGCGGTTCGCTGGGCGGACGCTGTAATCGTCGCGACCTACGGCACGTCCGATCCTCTGAACTGAATTCCTTCGAACTCGGGAGAACCTCATGACACGCGCACGCGGCGCCAATGCCGTCATGGCTGCGGCGTTCGAGACCACCTACGGCACCGCACCGGTGGCCGGATACAAGAAGCTTCCCTTCGTGTCGTGCGCGCTCGGCGACGAGCAGAACCTGATCGCCAGCGACCTCCTCGGCTACGGGCGCGAGCCGCTGCCGCCGAGCCGCGACGTCGTCAACAACGAGGGCGACGCTGTCGTGCCGGTCGATCTTCGCAATTTCGGCTATTGGCTGAAGCTGCTGATGGGCGCGCCGAGCTCGGTCGACAATAGCGGCGTCATTACCCACACCTTCGTCTCCGGCGCGCTCACACTGCCCTCGATGGCGATCGAGCTCGGCATGCCCGAGGTGCCGAGCTTCGGCATGAACGTTGGTGTCCGTGCCAACTCCATGAAGATCCAGCTGCAACGCTCGGGTCTTCTCAACGCCACGATGAGCCTGATCGCCCAGGGCGAGACCAAAAACACCACAACGGGCGCAGGCTCGCCGACGACCGCGGTGATCGAGCGGTTCTCGCAGTTCATGGGCGACATCAAGCGCGACGACATCGCGCTGGGCCACATCGTCTCGGCCGAACTGATGTACTCGAACAATCTCGACAAGGTCGAAGTGATCCGGCCGGACGGGCGCATCGAGGATGCGGATCCGGCGATGGTCGCGGTGTCCGGCAACATCAACGTGCGCTTCGCCGACACGGTGCTGCTCGATCAGGCCACATCGGGCGAACCTTGTGAACTCTCCTTCGGCTGGCAGATCGATGCCGATAACGCGCTGCTTTTCACCGTGCACAGCGTGTTCCTGCCCAAGGCCAAGACGCCGATTCAGGGGCCTGGTGGCATCCAGGCAGGGTTTGCCTGGCAGGCCGCCAAGGATCCGACGCTCGGCAAGACGTGCACAGCCGAGCTCATCAACGACGTGACGGAGTATTGATCCATGACGGACCAGATCGCGGCTGCAACGCCGCTACTCAAGCTTGGCGTCGACCGCGAGCCGTTCTGGCTCGACGTCGCGAAGGGCGTCCGGCTCCAGTTTCGCCCGATCACGGTCGCGGCCATCCTGCTGGCCCGCAGTGTCGCCGCCGATGTGCTGCAAGCGGGCGGTGATGATGCGTCGATCAAGGCCGGCGTCGCTTTCACGCGATCGCTCTCGCACACGGGAATAGCGGCTTGGGAGGGCATCGGTGACGCCGACGGCAATGTCGTCGAGCCGTCGCCGGACAACATCGACGCACTGCTCGAGCACTGGCCGGTCTTCGACGCCATTGACCGGCTCTATGTCGGCCCTGCCCTCATTCGGGACGTCGAAAAAAACGTCTGATCGCCCTTGCCGAATGGCACTTCGGCGGGGGCGAGGGTTATTGCGCGGCGTGTTTCAACACGTGCGCGACCTGCCCCTATCGGGAACACGCGCCGCAAACGGCCGAAGGGCGCGCCGCCTGGGCGGTGCTGCGCCGGTCGGCTGGGCAGGTTCGTGCCGTCATGGGCGGCGTTTACGCGCTGGATTTCGGCGCGGTCCTGCTGCTGGCCGAGGCTATGGGCGCGCTCACGCCGCTCCTCGTCGAGCTCATTCCCGAGATCGAACCGATCATCGTTCGCGGCTACCGCCGCGACAACGACTGACAGCAGCCGTCCGATAGCGAGCCTCCGCCAGCGATGTCCACCACCAGCGTCTCGATTCGCCTCGGCGTCGAGGGCAAAGCGGACGTCAAACGCGCCTTTGAGGAAGTCGGCAAGGCGGGCCAGGACGCGTTCCGTGGCGTCGCGACCGACATGGATACGGCCGGCGCCGCCGCGGATCGCCAGGCGCAACGCCTGCAGCGGTTGGCTGAAGCGGCGCGTCAGGCCGGCGCGGCCGATCAGTCGCAGCGCAGTTTCAACGCGGTGCTCGGTGTCGGTACGGTGCCGAAGTCCGCCCGCGAGTCGGCTTCCGTCTTCGAAGAGTCCGCCAAGGCGACGGAGGATCTGGCGGCGCGCACGGCTGCGCTCCGGGCGCAGATCGACCCGCTCGGTGCTGCGCAAGGACGGCTCAACGCCGAGGTCGCCGAGGCCAACGGGCTCTTCAAGGCCGGCGCGATCACGGCGACCGAACAGGCCGCGGCCCACGCCTTGGCCCAGGCGCGGTTCGATGCGACCGCCAAGGCGCTCGGAGGTGTCGGCGCCAGCGGAAAGCTGACCTCCAACCAACTCGTCAACCTGAGCTATCAGCTCAACGACGTGGTGGTCTCGCTTGCCGGCGGCCAGCGCCCCTTGATGGTGCTGATGCAGCAGGGCTCGCAGATCGCCCAGATCTTCGGACCCGGCGCTGGCGTGAGCGGCGTGCTGCGTGGTGTCTGGCAGGGGCTGACGTCGCTGGTCACGGCCACCACGGCCGTGATCGCCGGCATCGCGGCGGTCGGCGGCGCGGTCGCCTACGCCTATTATGCCTACGTCTCCTCCCAGAAGGAGCTGGAGACAGCACTTGGCGGGACCGGACGCGCGGCCGGCGCCACGGTCGGACAGATCGAGCAGATCGCCGAGAAGTCGGCGTCCGCCGGCAGCGTGTCGGTTGCCGCCGCCCGCGAGATGGAGGCCGCCTTCCTCCAGACCGGCAAGATCGGCGTCGCCAATTTCGAGGGCCTGATCAAGGTCGCGAAGAATTATGCCGCCACCACCGGCGTCGACATCACGGCGGCCACCAAGGAGCTGGCACAAGGCTTCGCGGATCCGGTCAAGGGCGCCGACGCCCTCAATGCGAAGCTCAATTTCCTGGACGACCGGACTCGTCTTTATATCCGGACTCTGTCGGACCAGAACGATCGCACCGGTGCGCAGCGGGTCATGCTCGATGCGCTCAAGGGCAGCCTGATCAACGCGGCGGACGCCGCAACCACGTTGGGTCGCGCCTGGGACTTCGTGGCGCGGATGGCATCGAACGCCTTCGATGCGCTGGGTCGCGGCATGTCCCGGCTCCTTGACGGCGCTCCGCTCGAAGATCAACTCAAGCAGTTGCAGGTGACCCGCGAGCGCCTGCAGGCCCTCATCACCAACCCGCCGACGCGCTTTGCGGCGCAGGCCCGCAATTTCAATACGCGGATGCTGGCGGACGTCGACGCGGAGATCGCCAAGATCGAAGCAAAGCTCGACGCCGTGCAGGCGCTCGCGGGTCACCTGCAACTGCTTGAG